ACAGTCATCCTTGACGATGACCGCTGTCACATAGCCCATTTCGACATCCTCAATCATTTTCTGAAAAGATGGACGGTTGAAATTCGTGCCGGTATAACCGTCTTCGGCTGCTGTACAGAAAGGACTAATAAACTCACGCCGTACAGGATTCCCGGCGCAAGGCTTCCATCAGAGCTTCAATCTCATCGACAAGATTCAGCCGAATATCCATGCGCCCGTCCGGGTAGATGGTGACGGAGTGCAGCAGCTCGATTGAGATTTCTCTGGTCAGCGCCGTAATCCCGGCATAGCTCTTGAATTGCTCGATCACAGCATTGCCATTGTCGTCGCTGCCGCTTATTTTTCGCTCCAACTCCAAGACCGTGCGGGAGATTTCCTCCGCTTGCGCCGTCAGAGCTTTCTTCTGCGCGGCGAAGCTCTCGCGGGAGATTTCGCCCTCCACCAGCCCTTCATAGAGGTCTTGCAGCCGCTTGTCAAGCCGGGCTTTCCGGCTCTGGAGGGTCTGCAACTGTCGCTGCGCCTGTTTGCGGTCAAGCTGCCGCTGCTCCTGCCTTGTTTGCAGGAGCCTGTCTATACTGACGGCGTATTGGGCGTAGACCTGTATGGTGTCGATGACAGCTTCCAGAATATCGGCCTCCGGGACTTTTTCCTCCGAGCAGTCAAAGCCGGTATTCAGCCTTTTCATGACGCAGCGGTAGGAGCCGTTCTTTCTGCTGTCCCGCTGCATGGCGTGGCCGCATACGCCGCAGATCACCTTGCGCTTCAGCGGATTCCCGCCGCCCGTCATGACTTCTCGCTCCCTGTATTCCCGCATACAAGTCTGCGCTTTCTCGAACAGCGCCTCCGGCACAATGGCCTCGTGCCTGTCAGGGACGATAACCCAATCATTGCGGGAGATTTTGACCGTGTGGGTGCTGCCTACAATGTCCCGGCTTCGTTTGCCGTACACCGTCTTTCCAATATACCGCTCGTCCCGCAGGAACTTTGCGACCAGATTGCCCGTCCAGAAGTTTTCCTCTTGGATGCTGCGCCACGGCGTTCTTGTGCAGCCTGTCTCGACTTTGTAGTTCTTTGGAGAGCTTACGCCCTCACCGTTCAGCGCCGCCGCAATCTCCCATGTTTTTGCACCATCCGCTGCCATTTGAAAGATGCGCCGTATCACCTCGGCGGCTTCCGTATCTACCAGAAGATGATTCTTGTCCTCCGGGTCTTTGACATATCCGTAAGGCGCATAGGGACTGAGAAACGCCCCGCGTTCGGCTCTGGCTTTCTTGGCGCTCTTGACCTTGCGGGAAAGATCGCGGCTGTACAGGTCATAGATCAGCGTCCGGAAGGATGTATCAAGGCTGTCTATATCCAGCGGATTGCTGCTGTCAAAACCGTCGTTGACGGAAATGAAGCGCACATCGAGGAACGGGAACACGCGGGAGATGTAGTCTCCAACGGTGAGGTAATCACGGCCAAAGCGGGATAGGTCTTTTACTACGATGCAGTTGATCTGCCCGCGCTTGACCTGCTCCAAAAGCTCCTTCACAGCTGGACGCTCGAAATTCGTACCGCTCCAACCGTCGTCACAAAATTCCAATATTTCAGAGCCGGATAAATCTGCATGGCTGCATACATAATCCCGCAGGAGGCTGCGTTGGTTGGATATGCTCTCGGATTCGTCCTTTTCGCCGTTTCTCAAATACGCGTCCTCGCTGGATATGCGAAGATAGATCGCCGTTCTCATGCGTCAGTTTCCCTCCCTTCCAGATATGTACAGAGCTCCTTGTATTCGTCCCGGTAACGGAACACGATCTCGATATTGCTGTCACCGTCCACATACACACGCTCAATCAGTGCCTGCGCCATTTCTTTTGTCAAAACATCCGCGCCCCGAAAGCTGCCGAAAGCCGCAAGGAAAGGGTTCTCCGGTGTGTGCGCCGCTTCCGCCGCCTGCCGGCGGGTCAGAGCTTCGATCAGCCGCTCCGCTTCCTCGGCTTCCGCTTTGTAGCGGCGTTTCAGCGTCATATACTCCTGCTCGGTCATGAGCTGATCCACATAGCTCTGGTACAGGCTGTCATACAGGCCGTTGCAGCGCTTGAGCGCCTTTTTCGCGGCGTCCAGCCTGCCTTGCAGCGTCGCAGTCTGCTTTCTGTATTTGGGGGAGCTGTTCACCCTGCGGACAATGGCTTCCATATCGGCGGCAAGGGCGATCTGGGTTTGAATGGCTTGCAGGAGCATGGGGAACAGTGCGTCCTCCCGGATGTTTTTCAGCGGACAGCTGCCAATGTCGTTGGCGTGGGTCGGGCAGATAAAGGTGTACCACAGCTTTTTTTCGTGGCTCACATTCTTGTACCGCACCAGCGGACGCTTGCAGTCGGCGCAGCAGACCAGCCCCTTGAGGATGTTTTCGGTGGTTTCCAGATGCGTGAACCTGCCGAGCTTTTCAAAGTATGCTTCATTTTTGCACCGGGATATTTCCTGAACCTTATTAAAGGTCTCCCGGTCGATCAGCGGCTCGTGGGTATTTTCAACGACGATCCACTCCTCCTTTGGCTTCTTGTACTGCCCCCGGTTTTCGTAGAAGGACTGCCGCTTCCTTCCCTGCACCATGTGTCCGATGTACACCTGCCGGGACAGAAGGTTTTTGACCGTCTGAACATACCAGCTCACGCCGTTATACTTTTCTGTTTTGCATACACCGGTATTGTACAGGTAGGCGGAGGGGGAAGGTACGCCCTCATCGTTGAGCCGCCTTGCGATCTGCGTGAAGCTCACGCCCTCGGCGCGCCACCGGAATATCTGCCGGACGATGGGAGCCGTCGCTTCGTCCGGTTCCAGCTTGTGGGGATTATCCTCACGCTTGCGGTAGCCGTAGGGAGCCCACGCGCCGATGAAATCACCGTTCTTCTGCTTCGCCGCCACCGAGCAGCCGGACTTCTTAGAAATGTCCTTGCTGTAAACCTCGTTGATGAGATTTTTCAGCGGAACGAGATAGCCGTCCGCGCCCCGCTGGGCGGTGAGGGTGTCGAAGCCGTCGTTGACGGCAATAAAACGAACGCCCAGGAACGGGAAAATTCGCTCCAGATAGTTGCCGGTTTCCTTGTAGTTTCTGCCAAAGCGGGACAGGTCTTTGACCACGATGCAGTCTATATGCCCTTTGCGTACTTCCTCCATCATCTTTTCAAACTGAGGACGGTCAAAGTCCGTGCCGGTTCGTCCGTTATCGCAGAACAGCCCATACAGGGTAAGCGTTGGGTCATCTTCAATGAACCGGAGCAGCAGGTTTTTCTGCCCCTCTATGGTATCCGCGCCGGGTTTGCCGCTGTCCTCTACGGAAAGGCGGACATAGGCGGCGGCGCGGTATTGCTTCTGCGCCTGTGCGGGAGCTTCCATCGCCGGAATGACCGGGTTTGTCTTTCGTTTCGTTCTTGCCACTTATACCACCTCCCGTATTTGTGATCTTCTGAGAATATCCGTCTGCCATGCAAATTCGTCCGCAAAGCGGAAGCGGACTTCCACGCGGTTGTCCCTGTAAATGAGGATGCGGTCGATCAGCGCCACAACGATGCTGCGCTCCAATTCCGTAATGTTCAGGTGCTTTCTGAACTGCGCCATCCACTCCCGGTGCTCGCCGCCGTGCTCCCTGATCTGCGTAAGGGTCTCCTGCAAGGCGTCCATCTGCTTTTCGCACTCGGCGCAGCGTCCTGCGTAATTCTGCTTGAGCCTTGCGTATTCGTCCCGGTCGATGATGCCGTCTGCAAGGCTTTCATACAGGGACATGAGCAGCTTCTGGAGCCGCTCATGCTCAGAGCGTTTCTTGTCGAGCTGCCGCTGCACCTTCTGGGCTTCTGCGGTTCTCAGGGGGGCGGTATCCGTCATGGCAAGAATATCGTCCAGATCAACCACGTCCCGGACATACTGCTTTACCGTGTCCAAAACCAGTTGTTCCAGCGCCTCGTCGCGCATCCGGTGGGGCGAACAGGATTTATCCTGCTTATGCGCGGCGCAGACGTAGTAGACATACTTTTTATTGCCGGAGGGAACGGTTTTGCGCACCATGCTTGCGCCGCACTCGCCGCAGAACACCATGCCGCTGAAAAGCTGCACGGCGCTGTCGCCGGGGCTGCGGCGGGTATCCAACGAGAGCGCCTTCTGTACGCTGTCAAAGTCCCGGCGCTCAATGATGGCTTCGTGGGCGTCCGAAACGATTGCCCATTCGCTTTCCGGCTTTGTGACGCGCTTTCGCACCTTGTAGCTGGGTGTGGTTTCTTTTCCCTGAATGAGTATGCCTGTGTAGACCGGATTTTTCAGGATACGGAGCACGGCGTTGGCCGACCATGCCGCCTGCGGGTTCGCCTTGAAGGAGGTGGCAAACCTCATGCCCAGCGATTTTTTGTATTCCATGGGCGAAAGCACGCCGCTGTGATTCAATCGGGCGGCGATATCCTGCGGGCTCATGCCCTCCAGCTTCCATTTGAAGATATCCCGCACGACGTCCGCGGCGTATTCATCTGCCACCAGACGGTTTTTGTCTGTTTCGTCTTTCAGATAGCCGTACACGGCAAACGCGCCGATATACTGGCCGCTCTTGCGCTTGACCTCAAGCTGGGTGCGGACTTTCACGGAAATATCCCGGCAGTAGGCTTCGTTTATGAGGTTTTTGAACGGAATGATAAGCTCGTCCGAAGCGTTTTTTCCGCCGAGACTGTCATAGTTGTCGTTGACGGCGATGAACCGCACGCCTAAAAATGGGAATATCTTCTCGATGTATTCGCCAGCGTCCAGATAATTACGGCCAAAGCGCGAAAGATCTTTCACGATGATGCAGTTGGTGCGTCCCGCCTTTACGTCCTCCAGCATTTTCTTAAAGCTCGGCCGCTCGAAATTGGAGCCCGTGAAGCCGTCGTCGATCCTGACGGCGTATTCCCGAAGCTCCGGGCGGGTTCGGATAAAGTCACGCAGCAGCTCCCGCTGCCCGGTGATGCTGTTGGATTCCTCTTTATCCCCATCGTCCCTCGACAGTCGGAGGTAAAGCGTGGCGTTCCAGATTTTTGTTTCGGTGTTGTGTTGCATATTGCCAGCTCCTTTCCTCCAAAATTGTACCCTGCGTTGCGCAGGACTGTCGAGGATGTCGCAGGATCAGCCCTTTGTGCGGATATATGCTTCCAGTCTGTCCTCCAATGAAACATCCGTATCGGCGAAGCTGACCCTGACCACATATTTCCCATGCCGGTAGCAGTAGGGGTTGCCGATCTGACGGATGAAATCCAAAATACGCTCCCGCTTGGGCAGCGCCGTGTTGACCTTTACGTCGCGGATATCCACCAGCGTATTGTGGTCAACGGTGCGAACATCCATATCGGATGCCGTATATGCGTCCATGCCATACCTCCTTGTTTTGTTTATTCCATGGTTATGATTGGATATATAAATCTATGAGCCCGAGCCGAGGGCAGAAGAATAGGGCTGTGACGGAACACAGCCCCATGGTTTCCGGCCTCGATGCGGATAAAAAGACCCTTCCCTCAGAACTTCATGGGAAGGGTCGAATGCTTGCGCCTGCCGTTGTAGATGCGGTAGAACAGGTTGACGTAGCGCTTTACGCCCCGCAGCTCCTTTTCCGCCTTGCCCGCCGCGTAAATAAACTTGGGCTCGTAGGCGCGGAGGCTGTAAATGAGCCGCTCCCGGTCGTACTCGCCGTGGTACAGCTCCACAAAGTGCATCATGCCTTTCAGAACAGATGCCCGGAACGAATCGGGCTTGCCCTCCCATGCTGCCACGATCAGCCGCATCGTTTCACAGTAGAGCGGTTCGCCCATCTGCTTGTAGAGCCGGAAAGCCGTATCAACGCAGACTACCGCAAGAGC